AAGGATATTGGATATCCAAACTCGGTTACTCAGCGGATTTACAGCAGTTCCAAAAATCGTGTGACTTCCCGTAATCTTAACCGATAGATTATCTTGTGGACTTGCCAAAGATTTGAGGCCCACGCATCCGGGAATGGTAAGATCTTCGGTGTAGGATCCGGGAGGGATCTGGACAATGTAACAATTTGTGGCGGAAGGACTTGTACAAAGAGCAATACAGCCTGCGATTGTATTTGCATCCACGCCAACCGTATAGATTTTTGGGATACTGGTTGTTATGGTTTGCCAAGTTAAATCGCCACGCAAATATTGGCTTGTAGTTCCAGTTCCTAGAGAATTTTGTTTAGTTGCGAGTGCATCAAAAACAGCATTTTGTGATGGTGCTACATCTACGACGCCATTAACAAGAGCATCCGCTACAGCTGCAGACTTGGCCCTTGCTTCGGTGAAATAGTGATTGCTCAAGCCTTCCGCTATATCATCAGTATCGAGAGACACTGCACCCGTTTGACCGTTTACGGAAGAAACGGTTCCACCTGGAGTCAGAAGCTCTTGCCAATCTGCTAAAGTGCTAGCACTTGATCCTAATAAAATAAATGATTTGGATATATCAGTGCGGACCGCTACATCACCTTTTTGCGCGGGAAGCGCAAGCATTTCCGCTTCTGATGTCACGACAAATGTGTCGCTAATTGCTACAGCAGGAAGCTGCGATGTAGGAATTTTACCAGTGCTATCAAGTTCCGCCAATCCATTAGCTGCGCCCTTCAAGCTCGCACTTAATTTTGTATCGAGCTGGGCTTTGGTGACAGCATCTTGAGCGTTTACACCATCTTTGAGGCTAATGATGTTATAGTTGCCAAGATTTAAATTGCCTTCTGCAGTTACGGAACCATCTTTTTGCAAATACTTTGCATTCTCAAGATCCCATTGACTTTTGATCACTGGGTCCGATGCATCAATCGCACTAGCAACATTTTTTAAAGCAAAGCCAGCAAGATCAATGTCTCCGGACATTGTTCCGCCAGCAAGATCTAATTTTAAATCTAATTGGCCTTTGTTTACAGCGTCATTTTCAAATGATGGATCACCTAAACCCGTGATTTTAAAACCATTAAGGTCAAGATCACCCTGCATAGCTAAAGAACCGTCGAGCGTAAGAAATGTAGCCGCAATAAGATCAAATTGACCTTTTGGGATTGCTTCATCGTCATTTACCGCGTCTTGCAAACCCTTCAGCGCCCGCGATTGTAAATTGACAGGACCTGAAAAAATAATCTCGTCATCGCCATTCAGTTTTAAAAGATCAACTTCGGCATCACTTTGATCGACAATTTTGATAGACGAGTTTTTTTCGATCAAAATTTGTGACGAACCAACTTGTCCAGCGCCAATGTACTTTTTCTGAATTTGCTGAGCCATTTTTTCAACTCCAAGAATAATGGATAAGAATTAAATCGCCAGCTTCTAGTATACCATCGAGACCGAGACCACTCCAAATAAGCTGCGATCCAATAATATTAAAATCTATTTCTGGTAATTGCGGCGGGCCTCCAGCAGGAACTACAAGAACACTTCTAACGCTGTCTGGTGTATGTACGAGCGTAAAAGCCTTGTCATTTATCATCTGCGGCGTTAAAACAATTGTCTCCGAAGTTATTTGAGTGCCAACCGAAAAAATTATTATTGAGCCATCAGGGTTTTTTTGTTTAAATCTGCCATCGCTTTCATCAACATATAGCCAAACTCGATCTACCGGCGGTGCGGTAGGTTCTGCAGTTTTTAAAATGCGAATCGGCATGATTAAGGCTCCATAATCAGTTGGCCCTCGATTACTAGAGAGCCTTCGACACTCAATGCACCATAAACAGTCATTTGTTTATTGATTAGTAAGGTCACAAGGGAAAAAATAGGAATAAAATACCATCCGCTGTGATGGTCTGTAGAATTTGTCGCTGTTGACGATATTGTAGTCAAGATATCTCCTCAACAATCACGACTGCCGAACCTGATTCGCATTTTCCATAAACTATAATTGTGTCTGTTATATCGTATTGTCGTTCGCTTTGATCTGGAATAATTATTCCTAAAAACCCTGGTATAGATGCGCTGTAATTTAGTTTAACCGGCTGACCAGTATAATTTTGAACAGCCAAAGCGTTTCGAGCAACTAATGGTGACGGCGGCAAAGCTGTCCAATCCGTGGAATTTAATGTAACCGCTGTAATCCTACCGGCATTTCTTAGGCCGCTAGGATAAACAGGCAGCCCATCTGTGGGAGCATCGATAACGCCAGATATCTTTAAACCGTTATCTGTAATGGGAAGAAAGCGAAAAATATTGGCTTCATCGTCATATCCAGCTACTACAATCCCTTTATGATCCTCAAAATCGGCAGGCTCAAGATTGCTCACAAGGTTTGAATCAATATCACTAGCAGAGCTCGTTCCGACAGTTATATAGACACCAAATCTAATTTGACCGACCACTGTACATTTTACATATGGTTTATCATGCAGCTTCGAAATCAAAATTCTATCAGTCGTTATAGGATTTGAAATCGGGTTGTGAGTATTTAAAAGATAGGCCTCGCCAACATCTCCGCCAGTCGAATAGTCATACCATTCGACCAATAAAGACGAGCCTAAAGACAGGGATTCCACAAAAACCGAACTGGTGATGGAATTGCCCGCAATAGAACATTTTTGGATGTAGGTACCAGAGACTCTAGTGCCTAAGGGGATTATATTTTTGCTTTCGTATTGGCCAATCCTAAATATTTCTTGAGCCATAATTTATCTCAATAGCTAAAAAGCCAAGGTATGCAACAAGAAATAGAAAAAGAGAGGGAATTTATCCCTCTCTTAATCAGATATAAATCGAATTAAGTAGCGATGTTAAAGCCATAAGAAACACTCAATTCGGTAGCCGATTGAGTAAATCCTTTAAAATCTTTTCGCTGATAGCTAGCGAGCAACCAACGATCTTGATTTGGCAAGTCTTCCATCACTTTCAAACGGATTGGACGGCGAACACCAACCCACCACCTGCGCATGTTAACAAGCAAAATACCTGTCCGATTGGTAGTTGTTCCGTCGTAAACACCGGTAGCATTCAGGTCTGAACGCATATACTCCGAAGTCACAATTGGAATTCCCTGATAGCGAGCCAGCTCACCAGTAACAACGGTAGCCATCGAGCCATATTTTTCCATAGTTGCGACTTCAGGAATTGCCATCAATTGCTGAAGGCCAACGGGATCGCAAATCCAAAGCAATTCGCGAGGATTTACGCCAAACTTTTTCATCCGTTGACGCATGGTTCGCAAGCCGGGAGCTGCAATCGCAGCATTACCGAAATCGGTCGTTCCGCCAGCTGCACTATTAGAAATTGCTTCGCGGCGCAGACCTTTCCAAGCCTTCTCAGCAACATCAGCAGGCAGCGCCTGTGTATCGCTGTCGATATGAGTTCCGTCGGAGTCTCCGTTCACGATGGCAGCTTCAACCGCTCTACGCTGGGCTTCTACTACCTCAGAACGAGCCAGGTCAAAAATAGCTGGTGCCGCATCTTCGTTCAATTCCTCAGGAAACACATAGTGCTCGGCCAATTTTACTGGGGTAAACCGAATCTTATCAGTGTTGAAATTGCTACCGCTGATAGATGTGTTTTCAGCGACTTGACGAGCTTTTGTCACGCCATACTGAACTGGCAAATCATACGGAGCAGAGGCCAGTGGCATCTCTTGGAATTTGTCTTCAATAGCTCTAACTAGCTGATATTCCTCAACATACTGACTGCTGATCAATGTTGGCACCCACTCATCCCCGCCATTTACGACGGTGGACCCGAACGCCTTGAGACGTGGTGCCAGTTCGTTGCGCCCCCAATGGTGATCGAGCATCCCTTTTACTTTCGCGACTCGATCTTGCTCGGCAGTCGGGCCAATTTTATCGCGCGACTCGTCATAGAAAATTTGGGAAGACCAGCGAGCGACATCGACAGCGCGTTTAAGATCGATAACCACTTGCTTAATTTCGGGGGAAATATGTTTGAACCGTGGATGGCAAGTATTGATTTGAATCAATTGGGCAGGGCTCGAACAACCGAAAGATTTCAGAGCTTTTTCTTCGTCGCTCATACGACCATATGTAGGCACAGAAGCATTGCGGAAAATAGCAGAAATTGCTTCGGTGTCAGTTCCTTTTGCTCTTTCTTCAGCATCCTTGAGACGCTTATTGATCGCTTCCATGCCTTTAGTCACATCGGCTAAAGTCTTCGCAGGCAGTACCATATTTCGATCCTCCAGTTTTATAGATTGCCCCAAAAAACTGAGGCTACAGCATGTCAATCTTAAACTATAAACCCAATTTGGCCAACCGTTCACCTGTTTTAATCAGAAAAAGATTTAAGGATTTTGTCATGTCTTGCTCTTCTTGAGACATTGCAGGAGCTGACTCTTCTACTGTAAAGCTTGCCATTTCTGGCTTTGAAACAAATTTAGAAAGAGTCTCATTCATTTGCTGAAGTAGCATGACCATGCTGCCCAGCAATATATTAGTCTGCTTTGACTGGTCAAGCGCCGGATTCACTTCCGAATCACTTGCGTCATTGCCAGTGACGACCGTTGTGGGATTTATGCCATCAAGAAGTGATTTATCCTCAGTTTCAATTTCCACCGAAACGGAAGGTCCTTCGCTCTCAGATTCTTCAGGCTCTTCGACTGGGTCTTTTTCTGGAAGAACCATATCGGCTTTATCTTTTACAAGCTTGCCGATTTGTGCGGTCACGCCATCGCCAAGATCAATAGAGCTCATCTCGCCTTCGAACTGTCCAGAATCTGCTTGCTGAAAAATCCATGTACCGGTTGTGTCGTTTCTACTTATATTATCCGAACTCCAACCGCTATCGGTCGCCCATTTCGCTGCATCGTCCTGCGTGGCGAATTGATCAGATGGAACCAAAACAGCGTAAACGCCCGAACCGTCTGGAAGAGACGGCACAGATTTTTCTTTTTCAGGACTGCATGCAGCTTCATTTTTCATCATCCAATCCCTTATCTTTGGTGGAAGGTCTTGAGATTCCATTTTTAAAAAATATATGGCTTCGTCGTTTGTCGTTTGACAGGACAAGCAAACAAGTTTCACCAATGCGTCAAAATCTTTCACGGATTTAATCTGCTTTGACAGGACATCGAAGAACCGTTTAGTTTCCTCGAAACCTTTCCATTCGGCAATCTTGCTCAAGGCCAATATTATATCACCTGACATTCCTTTGGTCGTCACAGAAAATTGGGAATCCTGATTCATGGGAACGGCAACAATGCTCACCTCGTGAAGGTTCGCATTTTTGATCACGTTCACGCCATCCTTCATTTCTTCATCTGCCGCCATAAATCCGACCGATAAGGAATTTAAAATACCCTCTTTAACTAAGTCTCGGATTCGGCTTATTTCTGGGTCCTTGCTATTGCTAATTCGACCTTTAACGAAAAGACCCTCATCCATTGCTTCCACGGAAAGCATTTTGCCCACTGGCTTTGTATGATCATGGTTAAAGAGAATGATAGAATTTTTCTTGTAGTCATCTAGCTTCCAGGCTTTTTTGCCGATTAGGTCTCGTCCCCTATCAACGACAGCCTTATTTGCAAAACCCTCGAGATAGACACTTCCATCCTCTAGGGCTTTCACTTTCATGCCAGAACCAGTTAGCATCTTGACTTCCATATTAATCCCCTTCGCTATATTATTAGATTCTATC